GATTTAGAAAAATAATATGAAAATAGCATTAATAGGTAACGGCAAAGGCGGTGAGATTGCTGAATATTATCTTACACACACACCTTCAGAAGTCCCAAAAATAACCTTTTTTAAGGACACTGATATTATCCCTAAAGGGTATAAGGTTCTAATAACTTTTTCTAAAAACATGAAGCGGAGGCGTGAGGTATATAATCAGTATATTGGTAGATGTACTAATTTAATACTTTCAAATATTAAGTGTAAAATTGGAGAAAATAATTTTATCTTTAATAATGTCACGGCTGGATTCAAAGCTAAGATAGGAAATAATAATGTGATCTCTTCCGGTGTGATTATTAACCACCATTGCACTATCGGTGATGGAAATTTGATAGGTCCAGGAACGGTAATGGCTGGAAGTGTTACAATAGGAGATAATTGCAATATCGGTGCGGGTGTTACCTTTGAGCCCGGTATATCAATCGGTGATAATTCAAGAATCGTAAGCGGTGCAAATGTTGTTCAATCACTCCCTAAGGATTCAGTAAGGAAAGCAAAAGTTTATAACGGAGTAATAACAGATTTCATATGTTAACAGTAGGATTACCAATGTATAGAGCCGATTTAATCGGGTGGCTTCCGCTAGAAAGTTTATGTCGACAAAAGACAGATCAAGAATGGGAGCTTTTGATAATAGAAGAAAAGTTCAGAGCCTTTGGATTAAAAAACATTATGAAGTATAAGAAAAGACTTACTGATGCTGGATGTATTAATATCAACTATAATCAAGTTGATAAGTGGATTCCATTATCACAGAAGTATTACATAATGGCTCAGGAGATGAAAGGCGATATTTTTGTATTGCACGCATCGGATGATTATTCACACCCTGACAGGTTACAGATGACAGCCGATAATATCCTGGATATGTACCAACAGACGCGGGGTTATTTCTATGAAATATCAACAGAGCGTATGATCGTGCTGGACTGGCTGATGCGACCATTTAAGCACCCATGTTGCTTGAATATGGCCTATAAAGCTGACTTTTTTAAGAGAATAAAGAACGAAAGACATGATACCGGGAACGATGGATGGATATATAAATCAGCTAACGAGGACGGTGGTATGCGTATTTTCTTTGATAAGTCGGATGTTTGGGAGCGTGGACTGCATACACAAGGTCAGAATAACATCAGTATGGGGCGTATGGATTACTTTTTAAACCCTCGCGGTGTGTTTCGTGGTACAAAAACAAAGATTCAAAGTGTGTTGCCGGATGTTATTGTAAAGCGGTTGCATGGAATTAAGGATGAAGAAACAATCATGGTAAGGGCAGGCAAGTATGAAGATTAGAGCATTAGTCACATTTTGGAAACGCCCTGAAGTGGCACGTATTTTTGTAGAACGGTTTAAGCGTTCTAAGCCTGACTATGCCGATCTGGATATGACTGCCGTTATATCACCTGATGATCCTTATTTTAATGTACTAAAGAATATGCTCAAAGATTTTGATGTATTGGTTTATAAAAATCTACATTTGGGAGAAAAACGTAATGCGGGGCTTTCTTTTTCAATGCAGTTCAAATGGGATTACATTTTAGACTTAGGCTCTGATAATTTTTTTACTTCTTTGCTGTGGGATAATTACCGTGAGCATTTAGGGGCTGATTTTTTAGGATTGATGAATATTTACATCCTGGATATTATGAATAATGAAGCGGTGTTTATTAGAAACTATGGTAACGGGAAAGTGCCAGCTTCTGATGATATGAGCTTCGGGGCTGGGCGTATGTATTCAAGAAATATCTGTGAGGACTTAGTATATCTGTGGAATAATAAATGGGATCGGGGTTTAGATGGTTCGGCACATGAAAGGATCACTAAAAAGTACAAAGAAACCAGGATAGACACAAACGAAGCTCCGGTAATGCTGGATATTAAGACAAATACTAATATACATCATTTTTCTTTGTTAAAACATAGAGGCGTAAAGTGTGAGCCTATCGAAATTAAGAATATGTTTAATATTGCAGGCGTGGAATTGATTAACCCTAAATTATTTGACTTTATTAGCTTCGATGGATTTCGTAACGAGGTATGTCGTAGATCAAACGATATGTCTATCCGTGATGCCTTTAATATGCTGAATGCTGAGTATGCCGTAACCTTCGGTAAACCGAGATATAAAAATTATAACTCTTACAAAACACAATTAACAAAAAACATATGATTAGTGTAATAATACCATGTAATAAAGATAGGGGTTTCTTAGAACGTGCCTATCAGTCTGTAATGAATCAGACATATCGTAATTTTGAGGTCATTGTGGAAATGGCTGATAAAACATTATCTGAGAATGTAAATAATGCAGCAAAAAAAGCAAGTGGAGATTATATTAAAATCCTATCAGAAGATGATACGTTACCTCCTAATTCTTTAATTGATTTACGTAAATCAATTAATAATCTTGACTGGGTTTTGGGGTGGGGAAGAAATCACTATGAAAAGGAAATATTTTATAATGGTTTATTTACAAAATTAATAGAAGTTAAGCCAATAGAACCGATAGTATTTACAGATGTTTATGAAAAGAATTTTTTGCATGGTGGAGCAATGATGTATAATAGACAGTTATTTATAGAGCTTGGTGGTTTTGATGAATCTTTACATAATGCAGAAGAATATGATTTTCATTTACAATTACTTTTTGGCTCTGGGTGGCAACCTGCTCTCTGCCCTTCATTTGTTTACGATCACTACGTATCTGACATACAAAAGTCAAGAATCCAGCGAGGCAGCGACCAAAGGGAAAAAGAATTAAAATATATAAAGGATAAGTATGTTTAAACACTTTATTTTTTTACGATATAATCTGAAAATCTATGATAAGCCAAATGCCGAAGAGTGGATGGCCGAAAGATTAGAACTATTTAAACGATTCACTCTTGACGGCATAAATAAGCAGACTAACAAGAACTTCACTGTATTAATGGCCTTTGATGAAAGAACGCCAAACATAAAAGAGATAACGGACTTATTAGAGGTAGATTTTAGGGTTATACATACGGATCATTTAACGTATATGAGAAAGTTACGCAGAGAAGCACGCTATTTGATAACTACTAGACTAGATAACGATGATTCATGGCATGAGTGTATAATTAAAGACATACAGGCCGAGTTTATGTTAAAAACTGAGGTTATAGACTTTAAAGGCTATCAGCTAGATTCTAATACTGGAATATTATATACTAATTCCAGAAAATATGCTAATTCACCATTTATAACTTTGATAGAACAATGGGCTGATGTAAAAACGGTACATTACGATCAGCATTCTAATATGATACTACATTTTAATCATAAAATGATCGACAAGTATAGGCACTGTATGATAATTCATAATAATAATGTTTGCAATAAAATAACAGGCGATGAGATTAATACAAATGGCTACGCTGCCCTCCAGGGTTGGCACATTAGAAAAAGTAATTGATAGTTTATACGATCAATGTGATAGGATGCGGATAATGTTAAATGGACATTTTACCATTCCTGAATGCTGTAATGATTCAAAGATAGTACCTATTATAATGGATAATTCAATGGGTGATCTTGCTAAATTCTATTGGCTTGAGAATTACGATGGATATGTGTTCACGGTTGATGATGATTTAATTTACCCACCTGATCATGTTAGTAAGATGATAGGTAAGATAGATTATTATGATAAGAAATACCCTGTTAGTGTTCATGGAGCTATTAAGAAACCCGGTAAGCTAAAAAGCTATTATGGTGATACTGTAATAGGAAAAGATAATGTTAAATTAAGGTATCACTGGTCCTTTAGGAACAAAGAAGATGTAATCATTGACACCGGAGGCACTGGATGTATGGGTTGGCACTCTGACACTGGTATTGTTTCTTATGATGAGATAGTAAAACAAATTGATCTATTAAGTAAGGAATGGGATTGTAAGCCTGAGAACTTAATTAATATGGCTGATATATGGTTTAGATACTTCTTTGATGAGATTGTATGTATTGAACACCAAGCTAATTATTTTGAGTTATTAGATTATAAAGAGAATATTTATAACTCACATTATCTTTTCAATAAAAAAGGATGGGAACCAGGTACTAAAATCTTTGATGACTACTTCCAGACACGCCTTTTTAATCATATAGCAAGAAAGTAACCCTTAAAGTAACCCACGTTTGTTTTAATGGTACTATTATATAGTATTTTTGTTAAATGCGATTAAAGTTTCGATTCCCTATTGTCTTTAAGCGGTCGGTAGGTTCACTGGAAAGCCCTAATGCTTCTTTGGTGGATTTTTTTAATGGTGGATCAAATTCAGCAGGCACGCCCGTTAACGCAAGTACCTCAGTAACCCTTTCCGCTGTTTATAATTCATTAGTAATCCTAGCAAATTCCGTAAATGTACCGGTCGATGTTTTTAAAGAGCTATCAAGTGGCGATAAGGAAAAGGTAGGTGGACCCGTGCAGGCTTTATTAGATAGACCGAGTGATGAAAAGAGTTTTACGCTATGGATTCAGTTAATGGAGATGAGCAAAAACCTTTATGGTAATGGGTACTCATATATAGACTTTTCAAGGCAAGGTATTCCAAGAAATCTAACATGGATTCACCCGGATTTTATCGATGTAAAGGTAGACGAGAAAACAGGCAAGCGATTTTATGATATACATAATTCAACAGGTAGTATATTAATGGAAAATGTGCCTAGTCGTAAAATGATTCATTTTATGGCTTTTTCTTTTGATGGATATGTAGGGAAGTCGCCTATCGTGGTTGCAGCCGAAAGTTTAGGCGTTGCATTACAGCAACAGAAATATGGAGCTTCATTTTTCAAAAAGGGATCAAAGAATGATGCTGTTCTCACTTATCCGAACGCTTTAGATGCTCCAGCAAAGGCACAATTAAAGAAATCACTTGAGGCAAATAGAAAAGACGGTGGCACGCTTCTTTTAGAGTATGGTTTGGATTATAAGCCTATATCTATTCCACCTGACCAAGCACAATTTATTGAAAGCAGAAAATTCAGCGTTAACGAGGTGGCTAGATGGTTTAATATACCACCTCATATGCTTAAAGACTTAGAAAGGGCTACATTCTCAAATATAGAACAACAATCTATCGAGTTTGTAACAAATAACGTGCGCCCTCGTGTACGCGACTATGAACAGGAGTTTAATTATAAACTTTTAGGCACTTACGACAATCAATATACTAAATTCAACCTTTCAGCATTATTAAGAGCGGATATTAAATCACGTTACGAAAGTTATTCAATAGCTATTCAAAATCGCTGGATGAATGTTGATGAGGTAAGAGAATTAGAAAATGCAAACAAACTACCTAATGGAGAAGGTCAAAAATACGAGAATCCGAACATTACTGTACCAGATAAAGTGGATAAGTAATATAGGAGATATAGAGGTGAAATTCAAAACTGAAAAAGATGGAAAAAATACAATACAGATACGGTGAGCTAAGAAAACCGAAAGAAGATGTAGAAGAAACCCGCACCGTAGAATTTGTTATATCTGACGAGAGCAAAGATAGGCACGGTACGGTATTAAATATGGATGGATGGGATATTAAGAATTTCAACAGAAATGGGATTGTAGGCTATCAGCATAATGTATATGGTGGGGATTTATGCAATGCAGCCGATCCAGATCAAGTGATTGGTCGTGGTGAAGCCTTCCGTGAAGGTGAACAATTAATAGGTAGGGTTGTTTTTGAGCCTGCCGATATTAACCCGTTAGCTGAAAAGATATTTCGTAAAGTCCAGTTTGGAACTTTAAGCGCAACATCAGTAGGTTTTAAACCTGTTGGCGAGGGTGCTTATGGAGAGAAAGACGAGGCACGTGGTAAGGATAATGAAACTTTCTATTATAAAGGACAGGAGCTTGTAGAATTTTCCATCGTTAATATTCCTAGCAATGCCAACGCATTAAAAAGAGATTTAGGGGATCAGACTGCTAATGCGCTGATGTATATTAAAAAGATGCTTGGCAATGATTATTCATTCTCAGATATTGAAAGTATGCTTGTCAGAGATGTCATGGATATGATAATGGGAGATGGAATTGAAAAAGACAGAAAAGAAAAAGAACACGAAGATAATAAAAATAAAGTCAGTGCTGAAAAGCGTTGGCGTACATTAGAACTTTTAAAATAAATTAATATGGCAACAAATAGAATTAATCAGCTTTACCAGGAGAAAAGAAATACCTGGAACGAAGCTAATTTGATTTCGCAGAAATATGATGCGGATTCGAATCCTATGAGTGCTGATGATAAAGCAAAGTTTGAGAGATATATCGATGATGTAAAAGACATTGAAGCTCAGATTAAAACTCAGGAAGATTTTGAAAAATTATCAGCAGAGAAATCCGAGAGGATTGAAGTAGATGGTGAAAAGCGTGAGACGGTAGAAGAAAAAGAGAAAACTCATGCTGAATTAATCGATAAGTGGATGCGTTCACCTCGTTCGTTAACTCCTGACGAGAGAAAATTGGTTAATCTTGGACAACATGAAGGTAATCCATCACTGGAACTTAGATCAGTAGATCAATCTACCACAACTACAGAGGGTGGATACACTATTGATACTACGCTTGCAAACTACATTGAAAGAGCTAAAATCTTTTACGGTGGTATGTTTGAAGCACCAACATGGATCAGAACATCTAAGGGCGGTACAATGTATTTTCCAACGGTTAACGATACCGGAAACACAGGGGCAAAGGAAACTGAGGGAGGTGATATGTTTACATCTTCAACAGGAATTACATTTGCTCAAGACCAGTTAGATTCTTATATCTATTCATCTGAGGGTATTACGGTATCTAATCAGGTATTACAGGATTCAGAATTTAATTTAGCTCAATTTGTTGGTTCAATACTTGGTGAAAGACTTTACAGAAAAGTTAATACTGACTTAACAGCGGCGAACGGTTCAAGTTTACCTAATGGAATCAATTACGCAGCTACATTATCATCAAATATTGCTAACAACGCTATTACAAGAACAAACCTTTTAGGCCTCATTTATGATGTTGATAAAGCATATAGGATGGGTTCAAAAACAGGATTTATGTTTCATGATAGTTTCGAGAAAGCTCTTATGTTACTTACTATCGGTGCAGCAGATGATCGCCCACTGTGGCAACCATCAATGCGCGAAGGTGCGCCTGCAACCGTTGAAGGTTACAAATACTGGATTAATAACGATATTGATGAGCTGACAGCTTCAACTTCTTCAAAATCTGTATTTTTCGGGGATTGGTCAAAATATATAGCTCGTGAAGTAGTACCTTTGAGGGTTGTTCGTTTGGTTGAGCGTTATGCTGAACTTGATGCTGTTGGATTTATTGTGATAGGCCGTTATGATGGCGACCTGATCGCAGGGACATCAAGTTATCCGCTGAAATATCTTAGGAATTATGGCACGTAGGGTACTAATATTTAATAGTATATCTAATACAAGCCGATGTTACGGTAAAGGGATTCACGTAGTAGGAGAATCCCTTGCCCAACATTGGGTAAGTTGTGGGATGGCTAAATTTGTAGACAACGATATTAAAATTGTTGATGTTATTGTCGAGAAAAAAGTTACATTAAAAAGGCCGACCATAAAACCTAAGAAGGTAAAGATAGTTGAAGAGAAAACGGTAAAATTGACAAAGCGTGATAAAACTAAGCATAGAAACGGCACAAGTAGCGTGGGCAGTAAGCGTAGACGACCTAAAAACACATCTAAGGGTAACGATATTAGATGATAACGCTTATATCACAGGTTTAGGTAAAGCGGCTCAGGCAAAGATAGAGGATTATACTAATAGGCGGTTAAATGCAATCACTTACGATATGTATATGAACGACTTTCCTTCTATTGGTATTGTGCTTCCTTACTCACCCGTTTCCGCTGTAAGCTCTGTTAAATACTACGATGGAGATAATACTTTGCAAACTTGGTCTACTGATGAATATGAATATGATATTATTGGTGAGCCTGGAGTAATATCACCTAAAGACGGCTATTCTTTTCCTGAAACATATAATAAACTTAATGCTGTTGTGGTCCAGTTTGTAACTGGTTACACTTCTATTCCAGATGAATTTGTAGAAGCTATTAAATTACTGGTTTATGATATGTATGATAATAGGATGGATAAACCCAGAGAGAAGTTCACAGCCTGGCAGTCTTTAATTTATTCAAGAAAGATATTCTCATGAATCCGCTTTTAGATCAGAAAATACAGATAGAAAACAGGGGAGCTACTAAGACAGCCAATGGCGAAGATACTTATATCTGGGCCAGTTTCTATATTGCATGGGCTGAGCGTGTTTATAAAGGTGGTGGCGAGGGATTTGATAAAGATCAAGAGGTATCAACTGGTAAGAATGTTTTTAGAGTTCGTTATAAAAGTGGTGTAAATACCACAATGAGAGTTAATGATGGTTCTTTGTATTATGATATTTTAAATGTAGAGGTCGAGGGTAGAAATCATTTTTTAGTGTTACACTGTCAAATTAAAGATAATGTCTAATGTCCAGGTCACTATATTAGGTGACGAGGATTTAAGGCGAATCTTTAAGCAGATACCTTTAAAAATGACTGAAAAGATATTAGTTGCTGCTGGTCGAAGGGCTGCAAAACCTTTTCTATCTGCCGCCAAAGTTCGTGCT